GGATGTGCCTGCACGGGCATATCCACCTATGATGTGGATAAGACCTAGTCCATAAAATCCAAAACCTGGGACATACACATAGTGTACAAAATGCTGTCTTTTTAATTTGAGCTCATCATCAGGGCTCCAGTTTCTACGGATAGACAATACTTTATTAGAGCCTCGCTCTATAGTAACAACGTATGGCTTGGCAATCTCTTCATCGGAGTCATCTATACCTTCTATAACAAGGTCGGCATGAACCTCGTATATACTGTATCTGTCATCATTAGTAAGAGAATATCCGCCTTCTTCTGCTTTTCTTTCTTCTATATCTGTATGATATGCCTGTGGCTCTCCTAAATCTACATCTCTATAAAACTTGTTTGCCTGTAATTTCTTTAACTCATTTTTTGTCTTTCTCATCACGTGAGTAACACGTTCTGCTGTCTCTACGTGCGAGGCCCCATAAGGTACTATCACGTCCTCGGCAGGTATATACAGGGCAACTTGTCGTCCTATGTTTGGATCATAATAAACTTTTTTAAAGGCAGAACCTGCTAAACCCAAACTATAAAGGAGGCGTTCATGTTCGGGACGATATTCAACCATGTTCTCAGTGAGCTCATAATTCATATCAGATTTGACACGGGACGCTGCTTCATCTTTTTCTTTAGTTTCCTCGCCAAGCAACTTTGTCTTAACAGGTCCTGCGGCGGGAAAGGTTTCACTCATAGTTTCAGCTTGGAATCTTATGGCTGCTTCTGCCAACACTGTAGAATATACACCACATGCGCCTTCCCAAGGCTCTGTACGCTCTTCGTACTTAAATCCTAAAACATCTAAACCTTTGACATATGAATCTGCCCAATCTTTACGACTATTAAGATCAGCTTCTACCATATCAACAATATCATCAGCTAAATTAGATAACTCTTCGTCTTCCATTTCTTCTGCAATATTTGCATTGAAGCCACCTTTTTTAGTATCACCTCCAGGGATTATAGTAACTTCCACGCTACCATCATCCAGTGTGACCATATCAGGATTTACAATTTCAATCTCCAAGTCTGGTTCAGGCATTTTACCATTTTTTACTGCTTCCTCCTCAATACCTAAAGGAGCCTGCATTATTCCTTTTTCAATATCCATAATTTACTCCTTAATAGTAAGCCGATTTTCTTCTAAAATAATGTATGTCCTCTGGCTCGTCACTTGGCAGTCTTATAAACCCGCCCTGTCTAAACCTCATAAGTGCCATAACTGTCGAATCCACTAAGTCATCATGACTCATAAATGGAAATCCTGCAACCTCTTCTATAACTTCTTCTGCCCATCTTGTCTCAGGAACCCATACAAGTCCAGAAGATACTATATCAGAAACAGAATTTAAACGTGCCAGCTTATCTCCTGATCCTCTATGCGGGGTGTATTCCTGTATAGGCAGTCCCATTCTTCTCATCTCCTGATACAAGGCCGTTCCCGAGTTTTTCTTCTCAACTATAAACGCATCGGGCTCCCACATGGAATATTCCAACATAGCCATTTCTTTTAGTTCTGGGAACTCCATACGCTTTTTTATACTGTTTAACAAGATAATATTATAATTACCATCACTTTCATTTAAAAATACACCCCAAGTTGTCAAAGCTGTATAGTCTGCTCTGTTGTGAGTTTCTGCTGCAGCATCTAGTGACATTATAATATATTCGCATGGAGGGGGGTTATCTTCTTTCCATATACCCCACCACTCACGTTTTACCAAAGCAGCTTCTTCTGCAGTGGGTTCCTGCTGATACTGAGCATTCCACTGAAATACAGGCATGGAGGCCTTGGTGCGGAGCAAAGCTTCGAGGTCAAAGAACTCAGGCCACAAGGGCTTTTGCACAGGTTCATTAGTTTTTTTGTCCACAACATCCAGTATAGCAGGAAATTCTACAATCTCGTACTGGTCTGACAGATTGTTTTTTGTCATGTCATTTATCACACGCCCAGTAAGATCATCCATATGCCAACGTGTCTGTATGATAGCTACACGACCTCCAGGCATTAAACGTGTTCGAGCACCGAATGTAAACCATTCATAAGCCTTCTCAAACACACTAAAATTACCATTGATAACATCCTGTTCCGAATGTGGGTCATCAACCAGTAACAGATCAGCACCACGACCAGCAAGAGCAGAGCCAATACCACAGGCATAATACTCACCGCCATAGTTTGTGTTCCAACGCCCTGCCGACTTGGAGTCAATAGCAAGTTGTACTTCAGGGAATATCTTTTTATAATCATCAGACGCAATTAAATTACGTACCTTTCTACCAAAATCTACCGCTAAATCAGTCGTATGCGATACCATCATCACCTTTTTGTTAGGATTTCTGCCAAGAAACCACGCAGGAAACATAATGGACACCAGCTGGGATTTGCCATGTCGAGGGGGGATGTTGACACATATTCTATCTTTTTGTCCCTGCTCGATGTCCATTAACAGGTTAGCCAGCATCCTATGATGCTTTCCAACTTTATAATCAGGTTGCATATGCTTACAAAAAGCTATCAAATCATCTACAACCTTGG